CAAAGTTCGTGATTACGCTGCGGGTCAAGCTAAAGCTTACACTATGAGCGCGGTTCTTGGTGGTGCTGCGACGAAGGCTCTTGGAAGTAGGCTGCCTAAGCCGAATGTTAATGTGCCGGGTGGTGGGGCGAGTTCTGGTTATCGTTATGTAACGAAAGGTAAAGTGCAAGCGATCAAAGATACGGGAATGTTAAGAGGTGGAAACCCTGGTGAGACTTATTTTACTAAAGATTTATACAAATCGGGAGCAAAAGCTCAAGAAAGACTTTCTCTAAAAGATCAGCCTACTCATAGAGTTGAGTTTGAAGTCAAGGGTAGCCCTGGTTACGAAAAATATGGAAGTAAAGTTAAACCTGATTATGGACAACCTGGTAAAGGATCCGAATTTATGACAACTAATCCTGTGAAAGTTAAGTTAATCAATGTTCAACCATTAAAGTAATATTATGAAAGAGAAAAGTTATTATATATCCGTTGGGGAGCCTTGGGATTTTGTGGGACCTGATGGGAAAAATATAATTAATGGCAAAGTTTTAAAAAAAATAAGCCCTACATATACCCCCCTAACTCTGGAAGAGCAGATACCCAGGAAAGTCTAAACCGAAACGTAGGAAAATAGAGGGAAACAGGCTTTTTAAAGGGGTTTTAGAAGTTTTTTAGACTACTGATGGACAGAATATTAAAAACGAAAGAAGAAGAAATATTGAATATACTGAATATACTGAATAAATAAAACGAAATAACGTCTCTAAATCGTAGGAATCCAAGACCAAAAGTCAACTTAAATCCCCATTCCACGAACTAAAATCAGACGCAAGATCCGCAGAACGCTTTCCACAAGTTATTCCATTCTTAAAATATTGATCGAACTGTTCTTGATTTGCGCGAATCAAAATTTTTTTGAGAGCCTCGATAACAGATTGAGCTTCATGTCTTGAAAGCTCATTTAACTTCCTTTTAAACATTTTCAAAGGAAGAGAATCAACTGATAGATTTTTATACTCGCTTGAAAGAATCAAAGCAGTAACAAGATTCCGAATAAGCTCGTTTTGATCAGAAGTTACAAGCGATCTGAGTTTAGAAACGTTTTTTGGAATAGAAGAATATTTATTCGGCGTCCGTTCTCCAATTTTTTTCTTTTTCAGTTCTGGATGAAGTTTATAAATTGTTTCAATCAGTTTCTCAGTTTGAAATTTAGATAATTCTTTCGTAGATTCTGTTTGTTGATTAGAAATATCAAGTATAAGTGCGCGAAAGTTCTCTTCCGAAATACCGGCTTTAGATTTCAAAGTCCAAATTTGAGAAAGGCTATTCATTATTTATTTTCCTCCCAAAATTCACAGGAAAAATAAAATCTTCATCGAATTTCTTCTTAGTCGTTACTTCCTTTTTAAGTTCTTTTATCGAACTACTTAAATATTTTGTTACTTTTTTAAAAGCCTCCTCCGTCGCTATTTCTGAAAATCCTCTATATTTGATTCTTGCGGGATATACTGAGATAACTTTTTCACCATCACATTCAAACACTAAAGCCCATCCGAAAATGTGCAAAAAATTATTCACAAAAAGTAGCAAACCCGTTGATTGAAACTCTTCCCAACTTTTTTTTGTTAAATTGATATCACTCATCTTATTATCTCCTTTGGAAATTCATTCCATTCTCTTCCGTCCAACTCTCGTCCTGCTTCCTTCTTTTTCCTTCCACCCCATTGTTTGAAGAAAAATGGAACGCTCGCTTCATTACACTGATCACGAAGAGATTGAATCCATTCTGCTTGAATTGGACGTGCTCTAGGACCGGATTCACCACCTACAATGACCCAATCGATAGGAAAACAATCGATATAAACCCAAGCATGGAGATAAATTGAAACATCAACTTCTTCGAGTAATGGTTCGCAAGAAAGAAATCGAACTTTAGTCGGAATCTGTATAAGATGACGAATTCTATCCCCGACTACGTTTTGACTTTCTATCGAAGTCCCCAACCAAACATTTTCTAAATTAAAATGCTTTCTAGAAAAGTAATATTCTTTTGCTCTTTCGATTCTTTTTGTAAGAATCTGAAAGATATTTTCAGGACATTCCGCCATTACTGAATGAACCTGATCTAAAAATTCGAACGGAATGTCTTTGTGGAAAAGGTCAGACATTGAATCTACGAATATACGTTTTCCTTTTACCGTAAGTGGAAAATCCAATCGTTTCGGATGCAATTTTATTTCCGAAAACTTTCCCCACATTTTTTCAAAACGTTTTGTAAGAGATTCGGCATAACAATTTTTACAACCACTTGATATTTTCGTACAACCAGTCGTAGGGTTCCAAGTCAGATCAGTCCATTCAATAGTCGTGTGATTCATACTTAGATATCTACTTCAAAAAATCCTAATTTTCCTTTATACGGAATTGGAAAAAACGGTTTCGAATCGTTAAGAATATATCCATATTTTCCGAAGAAAAATTTTGAATCCGAATGCTCAACGCAATCAGATAAGATAGACGCGCCAATGATACATCCAAAGTCAAAGTCATTGACGGTCATTCCTAAACAAAGTTTGTAATTTTTTTGGATATATTCCAATCCCTTGTGATCAAATTTTTGACTGGCATGAATTAAAAATCTCCCTCTAAAATTTGTTTTCCGATTACGATTTTCAATATCTTTAATTTCTTTATTATTCCATGCGATGGCTCGATCTTTTGGATCAGGAAGATCTGGGCGAATTATTAACCACGCCCATGGCTGTTGGATAGATAAGGCCTTCATTTATATTTTCTGCTCCTAAAATTCCGTTACGTGAAATCCATTTTTGATAAACCAAAGAGCGACGCGAGATCGATGACATTTGTCTGGATCTTTTTCATAGCAACACAATGCAATTGAATCGCCGTTGGATAGCGTTTTGAGTTGTTCTATTATTTTTTTAGCATCAAGTTTTTCTAAAATAGAATCGAATTCTTCCCAATCATATCCTTCGTTTAGCATTTCTTTTGAGGGAGCGAGTGTTTTAAATTGAATTTGTTTACCTTTTGCAACCCAACGAGGAGAAAATCGGGAAATATTAAAAACAACGAATCCATCCGACAACAGTTTATCGGTTTTATGATGATAAGATGTTACTATTTTCATTTCGATTTTTCCTTTAATAAATCAATTTCTCGTGCCATCCTAAGTAATGCTTTAGCCATTACTCTATCTTTGAATTCACCATTATAAGAAATCGCTTCTGTTACATATTTTTGTAATAATATCAGTTCTGAATCAGATCTAAACCATGAAGAAAAGAACGTTATATAATCGACAACCACCCGAACAATAACTGCTAATAAGAAGAAAAAAACGATCGAAGTCCAAAATGTATAAAATAAAATCAACTTTGCAATTTCCCAATCATTCATAGTTGTTCTCCTTCCATCCTATGAGCGATCTATCCTTACGTGTGCTGATCGCTTTTCTATTTGTAATTTCCAGATCTAATATATCCTTTTCGGCAATTTTATATTTAATTTGGATGAGTGAAAACACTTGATAGATCGAAGGCGCTTCCAAGACGAATGGTAAGGATACAAACAAGTCTCCATCAAGAAAGGTAACTCTCCCAAAATACATCTGATTCATCTTTTTCTCCAAATCGTAAACCAACGAGCAGTGCTTCCTCTTCCAGTTGAAACAGAATAAACTGAAACTTCTTCAAACTGAATGGAAGGAGAGGGATTAGGCCATTTGTAATCCAGAACACCGACAAGAGATCCTTTATCCACAAGGTTCAAACAATCAATAAGAAGTTGATTTAAATTTGGGAGCAAACTTCTACCTGGAACGTATTTATCTGCGTTCTCGTTGTCGTAAGGCCGATCAATTATTATAGCTTTTGGCCGTTCCAAGTTTTGAATAAAGGAACTTTCTTTCTTGGTATTATAGAATAGATCCTGATCTGGAAAAGGTATGAATGTCAGTGTTTCATCCTTTTGTATGAAATGATCCTTAAGCTTTCGAACATCTATACAAAAATCAGGATTACATATCGGATCAAGATCGATTGTTTTATCATACTTTCCGAATCCGGTAAGAGACACACCACCACGAATACCATTATATTGTTTTGCTTTTCCCCCTGGAACGTGCCAGATAGAAGCGTCCTGACTTCCACCAACGAGAAGTAAGCGCGCGCGTTCCAAAAAACCGGCGGGATAACCGCCATGGTATGCGTGTTTACATCGACCCAGAATCATAGTATCTCGCACCTCGCCAGATCTGAGAGGTCCATAAAAGTGTTTCTCTATCATGCAATTCAAGTTTCCAGTTAGAGGACGTTTCATCCTCTTCGATCCTCTTTCAGTTTTTCAATCGTTGCTTGAGATACCCCAAGTCTTTGCTTTGTATATTGAGTCATAGTATTGATATTCACAACTCCATATTCTTCTTGAACTGCGTCCGAAAAGTCGTTAAATTCAAGATCTTCTAACTGAATCTTAATCTGCGCTTTAAACGTTGCTTGCATTCGATCCTCCTTTAATGATTTTCCAACCTGAATTTGATTCATGAAAAAATTTGAATATAAATAGCTCTGCTTTTTCGGAACACTTTGGAATTTTTATTGTCTTTGATTCGAAATTTTCAGTAATTGGAAGATCTTTGATTTCAATAATAAGATCTCGGTTTAACTGCTTAGAAAATTCTAAGAATCCTCTCCATCCTCGTTTCGGATCTTTAAGGTTCATTTCTTCTTTTCGTTTCTCTGCTTCGGGCCAAATTGAAGCATGAACAGTTTCAATTTTTTGCATATACGCGTAAGCCCCTGAGACGTTCTCAGTCGCAGACATCCAAAATGATTCTTTTCCAAATTTTGGGTGCTTTCGTATAGCGATGAGTTTTTCCAAAAGATCAAGAACCTTTGACGCTGGAATTCCGCTATTCATGAACTGATTGAGTGCAATCGTCTCTTTCGAAAGGCTTTTGAAATAGAATCTTTGGCGAGACTTCAAAAAGCTCTCCACAACGGAGAGCAAATTTGAATAAGTAACTTCTGAAGTTGGTGGAATAATCATGCAGCATCTCCCACGGCTTCTATTTCAGCGTCGATTTCACTTGGAGTGATGTAGAGTCGTTCTATTTCCTTGTTTAAATAGATCCCGTTTTTCGATGCCCTTAAAGGATCTGATAATATCTGATCTTTGTTAAACTCCAATTTAACCCGAAGAAATAGTCCGCTCAACTTCAAAGTCCAAGCATTGAACTTATTTAAAAGTCCATTCTCGCTCAGAATTTTCTCAAAGAGTTTTGTCGTACCACGAGTTTTTACCGAAGCTGGAACTTTTCGAAGTTTTAATAAACCGGTCGGAAGTTTGCACGTTCTATATTCTGGATCCGGAAATAAATCATCCAAGTGCTCATTCACGTAGAGTCTTATCCCAGAAACAATGTGCTGGATTTTCACATCCAGCGGGGTAAGATCGGTTTGAAGTTGCGTTGTTAGTTGGCTGATTTGGTCGTCTACCTCACTTTTGACGCGATCTCTTTCGCGCTTGATCTCTCCAAGCTGTGCAATAGCTTGAGTGAGATCGGCGCGATTTTTATAAAGGTTATTCGACAGTTCAACTTTCCCTTTCGGTGTTTTCTTTGCCACTTCCTACCTCCTTATCCGATTTTTCGGGATTCATATTTACAGCTAGCCCTTTCGAAGAAGAAGGAACCATCGGTGTCGTTGGAACCTTTCCCGTTTTTTTCTTCGCCGTTTTCCTTACGGCCTTTTTATTGGCCGTCTTCTTTTTTACTGGCATGTCTGCGCTCCTTTTACGCGGTTTTACCGAGAGCTTTGTCTACTTCGTAATCCGCAATTCCTGCTTTCATCAGCATGATCTTTTCTTCCATGCCTTTTTTCTCGGACGACGCGAACTTCTTACGATCGCTAATCAGTGCTTTCAGTTCTATTGCACGCTTATTGAGTTGTTCCAGTTCATCCTCCCATCCTTTTAATTCAGAATCGTTTTTGATCTTTCCCATCATTTCTTGAATTTCAAGCAACGCTGTTTCTTTCTCGGATTCTGAATTGATGATAAAAGGAGCGGGTTTTTCTTTTGCCTTCTTTTCACCGTTTCCTTTTTTCTTTCCCTTAGTTTCTTCGTTCGTTTCGTTAGACATTTTTCCTCCTAATTAAAAAAAATGCGTTAGACGGCTTTGGCTTCTTCTTTCGCTTCACTCAACAATTTACTTGCAAGTTCGCGAACAGCTTCCGCCTTTGATCCGTTTCGTTTGTGATTGAGTGATTCATTTATGAATCCAACAGATAGATCTTCTTTAATTTCTCTTTTTATAAAGCGTTGAATCATTCGATTAGAAATCTTGTGTTCTAAAAGAGCTTCTTTAAAAGCCTTTGCTTTAAGTGTTGTTAATGTGGTTCTTGCTACGATTCCATTGAAATCCGGCAACAACCACAAAGATTGAGCAAGATGCTTGATTGAAGCGGGGTATTCGCCAGTCGTATCAAGAAAATCCGATTTCACAGAATCGTCTTTGAAACTTAAATTGAATCGTTTTTCTGCAATTTCAATGGCTTCTTCCGAAGATGGGAGATCCATTTCTTCCAAAAGAACACGTTTACCGATTTCGCGAGTCCTGAAAATTTCCCCAAATTGAGGTGTAGCCTGTAGAAACATCACCATAGAAAATAAATGTGTTTTACCCATTGCCTCGATTTCATGAATGAGCTTTAACTCTCGCATCATGTTAATAGAAAGATTATGGCTCTCTTCGAAAACTATCGCGATTTTGTAACCAGAATCGAGCGCATCAGTTAATACACTTCGAAGTAATCTATATTTCGATTCGATCGAACCAGGAACGTGAACGTCCGGGTTTATTGCTCGGATCATTTCCTTCATAATTGCAGAGGAACGAGGCTGTACTGAATGAAATACTGGAACTTCAAGAACAATATTAGATTTAGATTTTCTAAGTTGTCGCAAAAGTTCCTTTCTGATTTCTGATTTTCCGACTCCTGCTTTTCCGGTAACTACTGCCCATTGATTTCGTTTAATCACGTCCTTACAAAATTTTAATACTCGTTTTGCATTTTTAGTTTCAACGAATACATCTTCGCACTCTTCCAATGCGTTTGTTATTTCTTCTTTCACTTGTAGTAACTCCTTAGTTTAAAATTGCTTATCCACCCGTTCCAGTTCCAAGATAGATGTTTACGATTTTGTAAAGCGTTTCGGACGGAACGAAACCGAGTTGATCGATAAACTTACCGAAAACTTCACGCATAGCATCGAGGTCATTTTCACCAATCTCATCCGCAGTAAATCCAGTTTCGTTGAATACGTACGTAATAGCTTCGTCAACTTTTAAAATTTTAGCCGGAGCCATTGCGACGTGTGTTTCTGCGTCTTCTCCTTGAGCAGGAAAATACGTAATATTCGTATCACGTAGATAGGATTCTTGTTTAATCGTTTCTTTAAACTTTTGGGAAGTTTCTTGAATATGTTTTCTTAATTGTTGAAGTTCAGATTGTCTAACTTCATGACCGCGATCATTGAGAATTTCAAATGTTTCTATGTTACGCTGAATTTTTCCGTAAGGTTTTACATTGAAGATTCTTCCGTCATCTGTTTGAACACATCGAGAATTCTCGCTGTTCGTGAATACGGTAACTTTTGTTCCGCGTGGGAGTTCGGAACTTACGAAGTAATGTTGTTTGTCAATCTGGATTGTGCCATATGCGGTTATAACTTTTTCTTCTTCGGTAACAAGAGCGTCTTGAATATTTTTACGAGTGGTTTTTGTGATCGGAAATTCTTTGGTTCCGTCCACCCATTTTTGAAAAGCCCCGCTCTTGTTATTGTCAAAGATTAGGTATCGATTATCATAATTTCGTAATTCGTCCAGTGAGTAGATTTTTCCTTTATTGATCGTAACACCGAACGAACGTTTATACGCTCCGACTCTCGATTCAACCGCCCCTTTTGCGCTCGCATGCCCAGGCATGTGAATCCTGACCTCTGCGCCAAGGCGACCGAGAAAAATTTTCATATGATCTGAATTTAATCCTGAGCCCTTATCACAAAAAATGAGCTTTGGAATTCCCTGAACTGGAATTCGTAAATCGCCTTTAATCATCATCGCATACGTCAAAAACGTTATCCAGTCGGCTGTGTTTTCTCCACCGTGTTTAGCTCCGATCGTTTTTGGATCAGGTGCGAAAGTCATCATCAAGTAGGATTTTGAATAATTATCTACGATGAAGTAATCCCAGATCCGTTTTAAGGAATGTTCTTCCATGATGTCCATTCCATGAGAAGAATCGTATTTAATATCCGAACGGAAGTCGATACGGTTCTTTTTGATATTTAAGAAGTAATGATTTTTCATGGTTGCGTCCACAATCCAACAGTGATTTGGATATGGACTCATGAGTTCAGTTGCTACCGATGGAGTATCAACCAGCTTCGTAGATATTCCAAGTTGATTCAGTAATCGATCAACTGTTGATCGTGTGTATTTTCCGCGAGGAATAAGTCCCTCGTTTTCAGCCGCTGTTATAGCAAGATCCGTCGAGATACCGTAGCCTTGTTTTCCAACTTTTCCGCCTCGTTTGATAAGAGCGATAGTCAGCATGTGTGCTTTCTCTTCCTCGAGTTGAGATCTCGTTTTTCGAACTTGTGCGACTCCTGAGTATCCTGCGACAATCGTTCTCGAAACTCCGTTCTCGATCTCTCGGAATCGGTCATAGATCGTTTCTTTCGACACTCCAAACTGTTCCGCAAAAGTAAGAACGACATTCTTCTTTTCAAAACGTGATGTGGCATTTTTCCACATTGTGAATCGTTCGTTTAAGATAGTTATGTCGATCTCTCGTCGGCTCATTTTTAAACTTCCACCTCGTTAAGATAGTTTGGAAAGGAAGGATTTATAGTTTGTCGTTTCGAACAGACGTTTTATACGTGCTTCAACTTTACGTTTAGCGTGGGCATTGACGTGATTCGAAATTAAATCGGAATTTGTATCGCGAGAGATAAGTTTTGGTATTCCCTGAAGTTGATTTTTTCCAAAAAAATCTTTGGCACTTGCGTTTTTTCTAATGCTCATGTTTATATCCTTATTAGTTTTCTTGAATGGCGAAAAAGTGCGGATTCCAAACGTTATTTATTTTAGTGACAGCGAGCTGGAGCATCGTTTCGAGTTGAAGAACTCCCGCTGCTATATCGTTATCACTTTTTAACGTCTCGTCGATTGCGTTGATTTCAACGACCGCTTGTTCGATGGAGAGAAGTAGTTCCATGACTCTTTTGGATGCGCCTACTTTCGTTGTGACAGTCGCTATCAAATCGGAACCCGTATCTTTTTCCTTTGCGATGTAATCGATAGCTTCTGTAAGGCTTTTTATCTTGTCGGATTGTTTTTCGATTAAACTCTCGTTGACTTCAAGATCGCGCTCTAAACGTGATTTTTCTTTAGTTAGCTCTTTATGTTCTTCAACAACTTTAATCGCTTCGCGATAAGTTTTTGTGTTCTGTGCAATTTCTTCTGCACGAATGGATTCGTATTCTTCGATTGTAAGTTCTTGGCCGTCAATTAAATGCACAGTTCCCATCTTAGTGATTTTATATACATCAGAATCAGACGCGATTTTAGCTAATGCCTTGATCTGATCTTGATCTACTCCTGAATATTCTTCCTCACTCATCTTGTCCGAAAGCATCAGCATATTTTTTGCAAAACTGATTGGAATGAATTTGGGCATAGTGGCTTGTAAGTAATCTTTGAACGTTTCGTATCCTAACTTGGTAAAAAGTTTATGATCCCTCATCTCCTTTAAGTCAAAACAGAATGCGATTAGATTACTTTGAATTCTCTGACTCAAGTAAATGGCTCTGGCTAATAACTCTCGCTCTGAATCTCCACCTGTCTTTGGAACGAGTGCGGTTTCTATATTTTGTTCGATCTCTAAATTCATTGTGTAATTGTCTCCTGAATAGTTTTCAAAATTTTCGGTTTATCCGAAGATAGGTTCATAGCAAAAGTCGGATGGAGTTTATACGCCACTGGATTCGTTTTACTTTTCAGATTGTCAACTGCGTTACGCATCACTAAGCCGTGTTCGACTAACATGTTTAGGTTGTGTTGAATAGTTGCACTGGGTCGAGCCAGCAAAAGAGCAAGTTCAGTTACTGTCCAAAGTCCAGATGAGTCCGAAACAAAATGCTTAACCAGTTGAAGTTCCAGTCCTACGCTCCGGTCTGTTGAATATTCTGTGGATGCTGAAAGATTTTCCCGAATTACAGTTTTTTTTCCATAAAGAGAATTGATGAGTTCGGCATTTAGATAAGAACTGATCCTATATTTTTTCAGAAGTCCTGCTTTGTATAATCGTTCTAGAGCGCGGTGAATTGTGCGTGTTTTTCCTTCGTTTAAGGTCAGTAACGCAACATCTGCGTAATGTCTAAAAATCGACGGATACGTTAGAAAAACCTTCAAAATCGTTAAATCTATGTTTTCTTTTTTCGGTTTAGATTTTAGTGCGCTCATGATGCCGCCCTTTTTGTTTTTATAATCTGAATATACCAATTTGCGAATGTATTAATTTCTTCTCTACTATAGGGCTCTCCTAATCTTTCCCGTTCCTTATCCTCTCGATAGATACGACGAACATCCTCAATCGACAGTCCCCAGGATTCTTCAATCGCTTTCACATAACGTGGTGTATTCCGAGTGCCTTTGATTACTTTTGTAAAATGGCTTTGGTCGAATGGCCTCATATAGTTAGGTCCCGGTGTTATATGAGGCCATTTTTGGGAATAATACCATGCGATGTCTCGCAGGGTCATCTTGCTCTGGATTACGATCAGACCGATGCGCTCTGATGTGACTCTTCCGCGACGCCACAAATCTCCTCGATGAATGAGATTCCCGTTCAATATAACCCGGCTCCCTTTCATGTTAGGCTACCCCTATCAAACGTCTATTTGCCTTATATTGAATATAAGGGTTTGATAACATTCGTCTGGTAACGACTGGGAGAATGTGACGTTGAATGTATTCAGCCAACTCGATAGCGGATAATTTTTTTGACATGTATTCGGGAATCTCTCTCCAACACTCTTCAAAGACCCGTTTTGTTATTTTTAGAGTTTTCTGAATTTTGTCTTTCTTGGGTGTATTCATGCGGCACCATCCGGTGTTTTCGTTTTTGAATGTAAGAAAAATAACGGTTGAACTTCGTTAATGATTTTCGTTCCCCTTTGGAGCGCGGGGGTCAGACATTTTCGGCATAGATCACCTTGATAAATGAATCTAGTTCTTTTTCCGCATTTCGCGCACTGTTCAGTTTTCAAGTTCTAAGTTCTCCTGGATGATTTGTTCGTTCTGCCAAGCTGAAAATTCGTTTTCGAGTTTTTGATCTTGGATAAACACGTCTTGGATCGCGCAGCGAGAAAGAAGCATGCCGATGATTTGAGTGTTAGTTCTCCGGTTTCCGTCTTTATCGTAGAGTTTTGCGAGAAGTATTTCCTTTCTTAAAAACCCGATACGTTCGCTTACCGTCATCATTCGCTAAACTCCTCTTCCAAAATATATTCAAGAACTCTGATAAACTCTTGGATCTGATTCGGATGATTATTGCAGATGTGTTTGATGTCATTTTTAACAAGAAAGAGTGCCGAAACTTCTTTATCGCTCATCTCGCTGTGGTCGTCCCATCTCCAATCGAAAGTTGGGAATTGCTCTTTTACATATTCCGCGATTTGAACGACCATATTTTCTTCGATATCTGTAAGAACGTGGAGAGCAGTTGAAGAAATCATGCAGCGCTCCGTCCTTTCTTGGAATTTTTGTGAGAAGGTTTTCCTATACGGAATGGAACACCGAATTTTTTGAAAGCCTCACGGACTTCGGTATACGAGTGTTGTCCGTTCAGGCTTTTTGAAAGATAGTCGTAGTTGATTCCCGCTTCTCTTGCAAACTTCGCAAGGGTTTTCATTTTCAATATGATACAAATGAAATCCTTGCACTCGTCTCCGTTGGTAATGATCATAAGGCCGCCTTAACTCCGTTTTTTGTTTGCGATTCGCACCGGTTTGACGATACTGTCTCTATGTTATGAGTTGCAGTATTGAGTCAATTTTGGCCGAATATTGGCGGGAACTCTCCCGCCTGGATTGACAAAATACCGAAAACGGTAATTCGTCAATCAAAAAAATACCGAAAACGGAATTTTTAGTCTGAAAGAGCAAATTGAAAAATTATTAGAAACTTTGGGAATAAATCAGCGAGAACTGGCGGACTCACTGAATTTGTCTCCAGGTCGCATAAATGATCTAATTAATGGACGGACTCAAGATTTGTCTGCAGATGCGATCCGTAAGTTGCGTGATGTGCATAAAGTAAATCCCCTTTGGCTTTTAACTAAAGAGGGGGAAATGTTTCTGTCCGATGAAGAAGTTCAAACAATTGAAAATGCTAAAATGACCTGGAAAACTATGGTTCATGCAAATCGAAACCCAGCTTTGAGACGATTAATAGACCTCCTAACAAATTCAAATTTGACAGAAGATCAAATTAAGGCTTTGGAAAAAATAGTAAGTGGGATGAAGAGATAAGTTATTCTCGATTTTGTAAAAACCAATTCCATGAAGCCATTGCAATACATTGGACAGTCAGATCTAAATCATCGTTTTCTGTCAAATTGCGACATAGTTCCTGGTGAATTAAAAAAATTAACTCATTGGGTAACAGGTCTTTTTTACTGTCCATTTTATCTGAATCCCCGTCCCTTAATCCCGTAAACAAGTGTTCTAAGTATACCGGCATTGTGGTACAAAATTCTCTATTTTAAGCGCATTTTTTCGTAAAAATCCTTGATTGTGACACAATAAAAGTCGATAAACTATAGCGGCTCACAAGAAGTAATAATTTTGCAATTCTGAGTCAAGAGTCAAACAAAAAAGTGGAAAATTGTGAAACACAGGCCGATAGACTCGAACTCATTATGTCCGAATGTAACCTGCGTGCAGCTGATATTGCTCGAATCGGCGACATTACTCCGACGTCAGTTCACAATTATCTTGCAGGAATCCGACCAATCAGTTTCGATCTTGCGTATAGACTTATGAAAAGCCTCGGATACAATCCGTTTTGGTTACTGTTGGGGGAAGGTGAAAAACGTTTCCCACAGGGTGCTTGGCAATTGTTAAATACGGGCCGTAATGAGTTATTCGAAAAAATGGATCGCGAAAGGATTTATATAAAACAAATCGAGTCTAAAAACCTTTACCATATAATGGAACGAATTTTAGATTTAGATAAAATCGATCTGGAACTATTTAGGACGGTTTTTGATCGGATGTTTCCCGAAATACCTGAATGATTTTTTCTGTATAAATTTCGACAAGTTTTGAGGTCGGGATACCAGCGCGTATGTCCGCCACGAAATCATATAATAAGTTACTAATCTTCTGAACCATCACAATATACCTTCGTAATCCGACGGATTGATTTTTGATTTTCCTTTTTTTTAGATTTCTTACCAATGACTCAATCATTGATTTCATTTTTGTTAATTTAAAGGAATTTTATTATGAAAATATTTATTTTGATTCTTTTAGTTTCATTCGCTGTATTTGCCACGGATACAAATCGAAATGAGGCGAAAAAATTGTTCGATCAATCTATGAAAACTTTAAACGAAGAAGAGAAAAAGAAACTGAGAAACAAGATTATAGAAATATCTCCTGAATCAGATTACGGATATTTTTCACGGGGATTCGTTGCTGAAAAAAATGAAGACTTTGAAAATGCAGAAACATTGTATTTAAAGACAATAAAGATCAATCCAAAGTTTGGACAAGCATTTGCAAACTTGGGTAGGTTAATGCTTTTACTTGAGAGAAGTGAAGATGCAACTAGTTATTATTTGCAAGCTATTGAAATAGAACCAAATAATTCCGATTTTCACTCAGGTCTTTGCTATACATACATGAAAGATCCGAGTCCATCGGATGGAATAAAATTTTGTAATAAAGCCGTAGAGTTGAATTCAAAAAGTTCATTAGCATATCTCTCTCGTGCTTCACTTAGATTAACTTGCCATGATCCGCGAGGAGCTATAAGAGATTTAAATTTGGCTATAAAGTTAAAACCAGATTTTTCTGAAGCATACCAACTTAGAGGTCTAAGCCAGATAATTCTTGGAAATAAAGATTCTGGTTGTAGTGATCTGAGTAAATCTGGTGAATTAGGCAATACTGAAGTCTACGATAATATGAAAGAATTCTGCCAATAAAAAAAGACTTGACAAAACTCTAATATGCCATTTCAACCGGATGGCATGTCGATCAAAGGTCATACTCATAATGGATCACTTCTAAAATTAATCCAACCGTCGCTAACCGAAGGCGGTTCGGATCTCGTAGAAGCTCAAGAAATACTTATCCCCAGAGACAAACGAAAGTCGCTTACTTCCAAAGAAGCGGCGGTCTATCTAAATCTTTCGATTCGCTCCTTCAATCGACACGTGATCGATCATGAAATTCCGTTTATTGAGTGGGGACCAAGAACGAGAAGATTCTTGATCTCCGATCTTGATCGCGTATCCCAAACTCTGAAAACTACAAAACAAATCTATTAACCCTTCCTTTCTTTTCTCAAGTATAACCTCTTACAAAAAAACAGAGGCCAGGACGTTCTGGAAGGATTTTTAAGAACCTTCCGAATTGGTCCGAGTCATGCTATTCTTTCCACACAATCGGTAGCGATTAAGTAGTAACTAACCCGCCACATGGCGGGAATTTTTTGTAGGGATGAATGGAGAATAAACCTAATAATCAAATCAAACTCGGGATTAAAGACGTTCTGGTCATCCTTGGATTCGTGGTCTCTGCACTCGTACAATATAATACGATGTATAAGGATCACGAGATTCGAATCGTAAAGATAGAAACAGAGATGACGTCAATCTCTAAAGATTTGTCTGAGATTAAATCGGACGTTAAGGATTTGATCCGTTTGAATTCCTATCGGAGAAAATCGGAATGAAATTATTATATACTGATGACAGGACTGGTAAACGTTCCGATACAACGCTCCGAACTTGGATCGTTTTTATATTAACGATTTCTTATCTAATTGCACTTTCTGTTCTTTCAATCATATCGCCGGATTCTTTGAGACCGCTTCACATGGATCTGATTCAGTGGTTGATCGTATTTTACGGAGCCGCCGGTTCTCTCTATCTCGGGAAACGGATCAACGAAAATCTTTCAAAGACAAAAGGTCCAGTGATTTTATCGAGAGTGTTAAACGATCCCAAACAGAACGAATCAGTTGGGAGTAGCCAGCTATGAGACTGATCTGTTTGGCTCTACTCTGTATTTGCGCCTGCATCGGTTTACAAAAAACGGGAAATGAGGCGATCTATGAATCCGCAAAAGTAGACGTAGGAACTCTCCCACCTTCGAAAGAAAAGCGGAATATTCAAAAAGCTTTGGAAGTTTGTAGCGAACAAAACGAGGAACTAAAAGAGCTTCGAGATGAGAATTCGAAACTCAAAGAGTTAGCAAATAAGTGGAAGGGACTTAGGAATTCGATGATAGTCATAGGGATTTTTGCAGTCATTGGGCTTGTTGGTGTAATGATATATAAGTTTCGTAATTTTTTTGGGATGCCATGAAAGTTTATTGCACCTATCCAATCGCTTTTTGGAACCCTCAAAGAAAGGATCAGATTACTCCTCGTTTTTTGCTTAAAGATTATCAGCAGTGTATGGGGAATGTTTTCCAAGACTTTATCGTGTATGTCGGGATGCTTAAAAACATTCCTGATTTTGTAAACCTCACAACATATAACTATTACGCGCTGCTCGAAGATTTTATCATAAAACACAAAGGAAATGTTTATGATTCCTCCGATCACGCGGAACACTTTAACGAACTGATGCGTGCAAATAAAATTGAGTTACGCATTGTGAAAAAAACAGGAAAAATAGACGAACTTTGCAACTACTTTAAAAACGGACATTATCCTTGTGGACTCGGAACCAAACTTACGAAAAGCGGGCACATCATTCGCGGACTCGGAATCTTAGAGCTTGATAACGGTAAAAAATTACTCGAAGTATCCGATCCATATGGAATCGGTCCGAGTTATAGAGATCCAAACGGTCATCAAATACACTACGACTTAGACGATCTATTTACAATAGGAGTTCCGACGATTCTGTATTTAGAGGATGTAAAAAGGTAGTGGCGTATGAGGGAAAGGCTAGACTCCGTGCCCGAATTCTATATATCGGAGGTAAAAATCCAGAGCAAATCGAAGAGATTTTAAAGACCGATTTTCCAAAAATTTCAGCTAATACTATTCGAAGATGGGCGAAAGAAAAAGATGAGTTTAATAAAACCTGGGATGATTATCGTGAGGAAACAAATAATGTAATAAACATCAAAGCTCAAGATCAGATAACTGATATGAGGTCCAAAATTAAAGCGAATAACGTAATGATCATGGACGCAATTTTCAACTCAGTAATCGATCAAACGGGAAAGATGATCTTACAAGCAAAAGATCCGACAAATCTACTTAGCCTCTGGCGTTTGTATGCAAAGGATCAGATTTCTCATGAAGAGCGCGATGACAGTTCCTTGAATATCCGAGACATCGCTCTCACACTCTTTACTCTCTTTATGTCCGGAACGAAAACCAAAAAGGCACTCAAGGAAGAATGGGACCTACATCAACAAAATCTTTATAAGTGGTTTGCAAAATATAGCAACGTTAAAGACGTAAATGCAATCATTATTGAAGAACCGAAAGGAATCGATAAACCAGAATGAGTTCGAACGAAAAATATCAAGAATTGATTCAGGAGATCATAGATATTGGTGATCGTAAGTTTGCATATAATTCATTAGTTGACTATCTCCTTTCTAAAATCTACGTTCGAAGTTCTTCAGGTGTTCATCGATATTCTTTCAAGGGTCACGCATATCTTAAAGAAATTGCAATGAAACTTGAAAAAGCAAAGAGGTTCATTGGATTAAAAGGTGGCCAAGTTGCGCTTTCGACTATACTGATTGCGGAATCATTCTGGAGAGCTGAAAAAGAACCACTCAAACTTGGTTGGTATTTCCCTGATGGTGGAAACATGAGAATTTTTGTTCAGGATCGTGTGGATGGCATGATCAACGTGTCTCCACATATCAAAAAGATTGTAGATCAGACAGATTCAACCAAGAATGTTCATCTCTTGAAATATCTTGATTCGACTATGGCGTTTCGAGCAACTGAAACATTGAAACAAGTAAAAACTTATGACTCTGATTTAAATTATCTTGATGAATTTGACGAACATAATCAAGAACATGCAGAATTCGCAAACGATCGTTTAGATCATTCTAAATTAGCTTTAAGTCGAGTTATCTCGCAACCTTCATTTGAAGATTTTGGAATACATGCAGAATGGAAAAATTCAGATCAAGGCTGGTGGCTCATAAAATGTGAGGCTTGCAACGAATGGAATAATATTATCCAACGTTTTATTGATGAACCTGGATCAATATTCGGCGTGAAAACCGGGAAGATTTCTAAAGTTGTTATTGCTTGTAAATGTGGTGCGGCCTTGAATCCACAAAAGGGAACTTACGTTCCAGCTCGTCCTGGACATCACAATACAGGTGTCCAAGTTTCACAATTTTTCAATACAATCAAAACGCCTGAACAACATTATAACCGATGGAAAGAAGCGACTACTTCCATCAAGAAGAAGAATTATTACATTTCTGTTTTGGGCTGGCCGTATTCAACTGATGACGAAAAACCGGTAACTCAAAGTTTACTTGATTCGATGCGAGGTGATCACGGAATTCCCGAAGGAGTAGATTCGTTTACTTACATGGGCGCAGATCAAGGCGACACGGTTCACATGCTTTTCGGGGAACACACATCGGATAATCGAATAAAATTATATCCGGCAAAATTTTCAGTTCTCAATGAATCGGAAATCAATCGAGCGATTGAAAAATTCAAGGTATATAGTGGAATCGTTGATGCCTTGCCGAACAAAAGCTGGTCGGTAAAAACCGCAAAGAGATACAACGGTTTTATTAGAATTCAATATTTTTCAAAACGATTTTCAACTACCGACGAATCGATTGTCTCAGAAGATAAATCGGAAGGAATTGAAGTCGTAAACGTAAACCGAGACGAAACTCTTCAAGATACTGTGGATGCAATTAAAAACGGGAAATTTCTTTTTCCGGATAAATCACGTCTTTCTGATTATGACCTGGAACTTGCCGAAGAGTTAGATTTACATTTGAAAATGTTAATTAAAGAACGTGGAGAAGATGAAAACGGAAAACCAAAATATTCCTTTAAAAAAAAGGTTCCAAATCACTTTGGTATGGCCTTAAACTCTCTTCGTCTTGCTTTCGAGTTGGGGGCTCCATGAAATTTTCGGAACGTATAGAAACATTCTTGGATCGTTTTCGTGATAAAAAAACAAGTGTCGCTATCGGTGCTGATTCCAAGAAATCCTTTGGTCAAGCGACAAAGGAAGTCACCAAATATCTCGACGAAGTGACTCCGAATTATCCGCTCGAAATGTTCCCAGTCCTTTCAAAGTTTGCTCTCATCAATCCTGATTTCAATCAATCACTGAAAAGAACAATCTTTCTCACGAACACCGGTTTAAAATGGGAATTGGAAGGTGCGAACCAAAACGTTATCGATGCGGCTTTGAATGAAATCGACGCGTGGTTTGACTTGCTACCGGGAATCACGAATAAACTTTTAAGACAAACCGCGATTACGGGAGTTCTATCGGCGGAAGCAGTTCCATCTTTCGAATTGGATTCGATCGAGACAGTTCAACTTATACCAGTTTCCAAAGTCCGCTTTAAGAAAGAAAAAATCGAAGGAAAAAATGGCGGAGTTCGATATAGATTTGCACCCTATCAGAACTTAGAAAACGGAACTCAACTCCCTTTAAACGAAGAAATCTATACCTACGAACCTCTTGAAACTGATGAGGATAGTCCTTACGGAATTCCTCCCGCGATTGCCGCAATTAAGTCAATGTATTCTCAGTCTCGCGGGATGGAAAATCTTGAAAAGTCTACAAGTAAATGGCCGCTCCTTGGATTCCTTTCCGTTGTGATGTCGAAGTTTAGGCCTGCGCCTGGAACAGATCTGAAAAATAGTCAAACGCTTCAAAAAGAGTTTTTACAAAAATCGGCAAAGGAAATCGAGAAATCGATTGAGTCCGGACTTCTTGTTGGCTCGGAAGGAACGAAGATTGATCATCACTCGATTGCTTCAGAAAAATCGTCCGGTCTTCGCGATGTGATGCAAGTAATTGAGGAACAACTTTCATCGGGAATGGACACGGACCTTTTTATTCTCGGACGTCCAACAAGTGTAACCGAAACTTACGCTAAAGTTTCGAGTAAGCTCTTTTTGATGAAGGGGGAAAACATTCGTCACCCCGTGAAAAACTTCCTTGAGAAAACTCTCACTTTGCACTTGAGAATGAAAAACTTTCGTTTCACCCGGCTAAGAGCTTCTTGGAAGGAAGGCCGACCTTTAAATCCTGAGGATGATGCGCTTGCTCGTAAGACGAATGAAGAAGCGGAGAAACTTCGAACAGAGAGATTGATTTCGTTGTATAACGAAGGTGTTATAGACCTAAATACTCTTGCGAAAGAACACGGTCTCGAAAAAGCCCAAGGAAAAGGAATTTCAAAGAACGCGTTAAGCGCCATTTTAAGGCATTTGGGCATCAACCCGTTATCTCAGGAGGTCTTGGACCTCCTGAACACCTATGAACACCCTTCTAAACGCAATGAAAGGGGATCAGGTGGAAGTCAAGAACCCGATTTCACATCATCCGACGAAAATGACGAGGAACTCAATAAAGAGTTCCAAAAAAAAAAGAGCATTCTGACCAATGTTGTTCCGATACGCGGACGCAAACATTAGGAAAATGGAATGAGGAGGAAGAGAAACAGTTAGAAGAAATCGTCCAACGTGGTTTGAAGAAGATTTTTCATTCTTACGGGGATCAAGTTGAAAAAGTTCTAAGTGGTATTCGATTCAATCTCGATTCGGAAGATGCCGTTAAACTCATCACCGATAAAATCATTCAGGAACTCGGAACGGAATTTCCGGAATTAACTCGGGATCAGGTTGAGGAATTTTCTCGGGAGGCGTGGGAACTCGGACAAGCGTATGAAGTTGGCGTAAAAGATATCGCGCCAATTATCAATCAGGATGCGATCGATTTTTTCGGACGATTAAATAATGCTGACTACGGAAAACTCTTTAACTCGCAAAGAGAAATTTTTGAAGAATCGATTCGTTCTGCACTTGAAGGAAGAAAGACAAAAGCAGAAGCTCTAAAGGCACTAAAAGAGAAACTCGGAGTCGATTTAAAAAACAAAGACATCACCGGACGGATTGAAGATATCTTTCGGAACAAAGTCTATACGTCTCAAAATTTTTCAAGAGTTCAGAGGATGCACGCTCTTGGAATTACGGATGTAGAAATCGTCGCGATTATGGACGCAAAAACGTCTCCGATCTGTAGAGAACTGAACGGACGAAAGTTTCAAGTTTCGGAAATGAAGCACTTCGTTGAAGAATTTATTTCGACTCCAACTGATGAAAATTTCTGGAACAAATATCGTCCACCAACGGCAAAAGAGATCCGAGGTTTCCCATCGATGAGTTCGTCTGAGATTTTGAAGTCGGTCGCAGTCAAATGCCCTCCTTTTCACTTTCTATGTCGGACGACGTTCGTGATGTTCGTAAAATCGGTTATCAATCGGATGACAGGAAATGGAAAAACTCCTCTGGATGGAAAACTTGAAAACCCGGAAACGATTTTGAAGCGAGATAGAAATCGAATCGAAACAAGGAAAAAAAGTCTGAGTGGAGTTGAGCCGGATGAATTTGTAAATAAGATTGCGTCGTTGCAAGGTAACGCAGTTTGGAACTCAGACAAATTAAAATCGAGTTGGAAAAAAAGAGTTACGGAAGGAAATTCCGAAAGTTTCGGAAAAACAGAGGCCACATACGCATCCAAGGGTCTTGATATTTTAAGGAATTTCAATACACTGTATGCGTATTCGACGGAAGATAAAAAGACGAAAACAAAATCTTTCAAATTTGGATTCGTTCAAGATCAAAAAGATAAAAGAAAATTTTTCGTTCCGGTAAATGCGGAAACTTTCGAGATCGAAAATCTTTTCGAGCTTGAGTCTGAGAGTTTTACGAATTCATTTTTGAAGGTTGCATGACATACGCAAGAATTTTAAAACTGATCGAAACCGTTGAAGATGGAAATGTCGAGGAACAAGAAATGCTCGTTGAGATTTTAGACGAACTCGATGGAAAGTTTCCTGAGTTCGATCAAGAACTGGTTAGAAAGTTTTCTATATTGGATCATTTGTTTGGCGGAATGGACTTGTCTGAAAGCTCATGGAGATTTTTTCCGTTAGAAGTTTCAACAGGAGAATATCCTTTAGAAAATCTTCCGGATTATGTGCGAGAAATCGCCAAAGAGTTATACTATAAATAAAAAGCGGAAATCCGCTCACTACTTAACGCTTCCATGAATGGAAGCAATGGCAACAAAAGAGAAAGAAAAGAAACAACTTCAATACGATGCTCACGGTTGGGCAACACTTGATAACGGCGTTAGACTAAATCGTTCCGGTCAAGGCTCCGTTGTATTATTTGCTTCTGGAGCGGTTCTTTCCGGCGGTGGAAAATTATCTACTTCGACTATTCCAAAAGAACCAACTCCCACTGATTTACCGTATGTTGAATACGATTTCAGAATGTTGTCTAAGTCTCTCATCGAGTGCTATGCACTCGATTTTACAAAAGATAATGTTCTAAAAAATGCGACGTCACTTTTTGCAACGAAGATTTATAAAGATCACGAAACGTTTGTAGATAATTCCATCGGTGCGGTCATCGATCCAATTTGGAGCGATGATAAAGATAACGAAGGAGTCAATGGGCGATTTCGGTTCTTTAAGAAATTTGCTTCATCCATTATAGATCGTCTCGAAACTGATCCGCCGATTTTGGACGCCTGTTCTGTCGGGATTCAATTCACATTTATCAAATCTCATCCAAATTTAGAAAACTTCTACTGGCACCTTGGTGAAGAAATCGAAGGTTCCGTCGTTCGTTTGATCATTACCAAGATCATCGCCGTCCCCGAAGTTTCAATCGTCTGCGCTGGTGCCGATCCAAACGCAAAAAAATTATCACTGAATCATTTTGAACAAACCTCGTCCGATCTGGGGGAGGAAAAACCACAAACGGAGGAAAATATGAAACTCAAAGCCAAATTATTTGCGCTTTTGGGTCTTTCGTTGGAATCACTCGGTCTGGAAAAACAGGGCGAAGACGTGGAGTTGTCTCATGAAAAATACGAGGTCGTCTTGCAAAAAGCGGGCTCTGAAATTTCAAAACTAAAGACTACTCTCAATTCCTACGCGGGACTCACAAATCAAGAAACGTTCCCTACGGGGTTTGATCACGAATCGAACGTTGCAAATCTTAAAAGTCTTCTGGACGAACCTAAAAAGATTCTGGAAGAAAACCGAACTCAAGTTCTGAAAGCGTATAGCCTGTTCATGGATGGAAAAACAAATCCAACTATAGAAGCCATGATTCAAAATGCAGATTTGGAACAAGTAAAAGCACTTGGACTTGAATATGGAATCAAGCTGGATCAAAAATTTCCTGTTACCAAAGATAAGAACGGAAATCTTACGCGAGCTTCCGGACAAAATGGATTATCAAATAATGATGAAGAAATCGTCATCATTAACGGAGGTTAAGCAATGATTGATGAACCATTCAAAACAAAGGCCAAGGGATTGATCGACCCTATCATATTCACCTTTGAACATTCTGGACTTGTCGAAGCAGACGAAGGAAAAGTTTGTAAAGTCGTGAACAATATGACGGTCGCCCTTGCTGCGGACGGTTCGAAATTTGACGGTCGAATTGTTAAAGTCGAAAAGGATCGTGTTTCAGTGTTGGTATATGGAGTATTTGAATGTGAGTATTCTGAAACTGCTCCTGGATTCGGGTCTGTGGGACTTGTCGCGGATGCAACAGGTAAGGTTAAGACAGGCTCAGGTAAAAACTATCTGATACTAACCGTAGATACTGGCTCAAAAAAAATTCAGTTCATTAAAGATTAAAAGGACAAACACATGAAAAAAATTGCATATTTAATTCTAGGACTTCTAGCAATCGTTGGAGTCTCATCCATCTTTCCAGAAATCAAGATCAGTACGATTGGATATTTTCTTGAGGATGGAGATTTTGCATCGAAATCGGGAGTCATGTTTGCGCTTACCGGTATGGTTTTACCAAGCCACACAAAATTACGATACAAAGCCTCCGAACTGAAAAAAATCGATGTGGATAAAGGAATCTACAAAGATTCAAGAAAATTGGAACAGGGTATCGAAGACTTTCTGCTTAAACTGGAAGTGAAAAATGGTTACACAGTAGATGCGTCTTCTGCGTTATCGAAAATTGGAGCCCTGGAACGTCAATTGATGGCGAACGGTTTAAACCCATTCAGTCAAGCAACACTAATTGAAGACTTTTTTAAAACTGATAACTCTAAAGTTCTCTTTCCTGCGTGGATCACGAAACAAATCTATATGGGGATGCAAGCCGGAAAATTAGAATTAAACGTGGAAGATTTAAAAGCATCTTCACAAAAAATCCCTTCGACTTCTATCGATCAAATCGGTTTGAATTTCGATGAAGAGGATGTTGAACTCGCAAAAACTGCTGAAGGATCACTTTTCCCAGTCGCTACAATGAGAACAAAAGAACTCCCCTCAAAAATGGGGAAGATAGGAAGAAAGTTTCTAATTTCCTATGAGGCTTCACGAAGAGTAAACATTGACATCGCAAGTATCTTTTTCCAAAGAATCGGTAACAGAATTGCGAAACAAATGGCTCAAAAAGGTTTGCAAGTAATGATCGAGGGGGATGGAAATCCAGGGACAGCATCACAGATAATTAAAACTGAGGGAACTACATACACAGATGCGGACATTATCAATTTGTTAATTGGTGACTTTGAAGATGGAGTTGAACCTTCGCATTTTGTTTTAAACAAGAAGATGTTGGCTCGTATCCTAACTGATAAAACAAACTTTGAAAAATTTCAGAGTGTAAATATTTCAGAAAAACTGATTACTAGTGGGGTAATCCTTCCGTATCTCGGTTGCACTTGGAAAACTCACAAAGCTATGCCGGATAACCAAATCCTAGCGTATGATAAAGGTTCCTGCTTGGCCTATTACGAGGAACAGAATTCGTCCATCGTTGAATATGACAAGATCATCGATACCCAATTTGAAAAATCCGTGATCAGTTTGTATTATGGGTTCACAAAGCTCATTGGCGGCTCAAGCATAGTGAAAGAACTCAAAACTATATAAGGAGAACTAAGAAATGATCAACGCGTTACCCGATCTCAAAGCACTCGTCGGAGTAAAACCCTTCGATTTGGATATGAACGATTCAGTAAAGCTCACAACGGATAAAACCGAGTTTGAAGAGTTTTTGGAATCGGTTGCGGATAATGCGTTGAAATTGATTCAAAGTTGGGGATATTCCGTTCCTTCTGCTCCCTATCCAAGAGAGTTAAGAAGGGCGGAAATCCTTTTAGTGAAAGCGGAGGTGATCGAAGAATTCGGTCTTCTTGATGTTGTCGATCCGGAAGATTTCCAAGTCGGAGGTCAGAACGGCGAACGTAGAAAAATGCGAAAACTGACTCCGGAGGAACGTGGAGATAAGGCCGCGCAATTTAGAAACCGTGCCTATTTTACTCTCTTCGGAAGATATCCCGAACCGGATACGGGGTTTGCATGAGCGTTGAAAGTATTTTACGAAGATCTTTTGTGAAACACACAAATGCGGATTTCTTAATATTGAAAAAGTCCGTTGGACCCGTTGGCGACGACGAATTAAACGCGTTCAAAAAAGAAAACTGGACTCGATTGAAAAGTGTTCGAGGATATTTTGATTTCAATACCCAGACGGAAACCAAGGGAACTGGAGGCGAAAGACAAGGATACGACGCGATTGCAGAAATTCTTTTCGATGAAATCGAATCCATATCGAATCAACTGGATCAGACCTGTCGAATTTTTCGGGGAACGATCGCGGAAGATATTCCGATAACGGAAGAAATTGCGAAAGCCGCATGGAATATTGAGAAATTTTTACCAGGGAAACAAAGTGGAAACTTTTCCGTCGTTGTGGTTGGACTTAAGCTCCCGGAAAAAGGAAATCAAGTTTTTCTAAGATGAGCGGAGTTTCGTATAACGATAGCTTGAAGAATTTGTTTAAGAACACAAATAACAAACTTCAATCTTGCATTGGAAAAGCGAATATCAAAAACGCTTATCTCTTGCAGGTTCTTATCACTAAGGGATATCGGGATCAGAAATACGCTTCTCAATACGAAGCGTTACATCCGGAAACGATCGCAAGAAAAAAAAGGAAGGGACTTGATCCCCGGTTTTTAATCGAGGGTGATAAGAGTAAGTCGGAAGATTTATGGAAAAGTTTTGAAGTTGCAACCCTCGGAAATTACGAGGCGGTTGTCGGAACGAATGCGAAATACGCGAGAGCGCAGGAACTTGGTTACGAAGCTGGAGGGATAAAAGCGCGCTCGGTTGTTGGTCCTTCTATCGAAGAAGGTTACGAACAGTTTAAGGAGAATTACAAAAACGGAATGCGGGAGTTCATGAAACAGTGAAAAGCGGACATATCAAATATCTCAAAGAATTGATTAGATCTATAAAAACCGATCCGATTCCACCGGATACAAATCCGCGTCAGCTTTTTTCGAACGAAAGAATCTTTGAAGTTCATCCTACGGTTGATAAATTTCAAGAGTTGATTCCGTTTTGTGTGATAGAACATACCGCAAATCAACCGGAACGAAACGGAAGAAGAACAGAGCGACTCGAACCGACGATGATCGATGGAGTGAAAAATCTCCAGTTTTTGAAAGAACATTACAAGCAGGAATACAAATACGTTTTGAATTTCTGGTTGGATGATGTGAGTCAGGATATTCTTTCAAAAGGCGATTTTACTGGAAGTCCACTTGATTCCGGGATCGTAGATCAAGCACTGATCTACATCGCAAAACATGAACGTTATGCGACTTTCCAAGGTGCAACAGTGGAGATCCGACCGGGAAAGACTGCGCTCGTTACCGATCCAGCGGAGAAATCAAGTCTCTATAAAATCTACCTGGAGGTCATTTTCAAAGACGGAATTTTTGAAGTGGAGCGAGTTCCTACGTTGGCTTCGGGAACTTTTGAAATAGAGGAGCCAACAGAAATTGTCAGCTCGGAGGAATTATGATAGCAGACGAGTTTATTCAAAAACATAATATAAGAACGGCTCTTGCCACAGGATTCAAAGAGCATTTGCGTCTTGATCCGGAAAGTGACATGACGGAAGAATATCTTACCGCGACGTTTCAAGAATTTGCAGGTGTGAAAACGGATGGATCTCCTCTTGATAAAACAAATGACGCAGATCTAAAACATCTTCTTAGTCCTACAAAAGGAATCAAACTTTCCGATGAAGGACTTGCAAAAGCGCGGACACCAAAAGATACTGTTCTAACAGAAAAAGAAATAAAGAGCGCATAACGCTCCAAACTACTACTTACTCGCTCCAGAAAAGGAGCGAAAGAATGGCAACAGGCGACGTTTCCACGTATCATCAAGACGGTGGAATCAACTTCAACGACGTCAAACCGGATCGTGTAGGTTCTAAAGTTGGAACTGCAGAAACCGGAGATGCAAATCGGATTTATGTAATCAATAACGCGCCGCAAGCGAGAGACGTTTTCGGTCGAGGCGAACTTGTAAAATCTCTCGAACAGTTTTTCGAAGAATTTGACGAATCTAAAGGTCAAAAGCCGGTTCCGGTTCTTTGTGTCCGTCCCGTAAACGACGTCGCAGGAACAATTGGAACTCCGATCAAAACAGGCACTGGTCTGGCTGCTCTTCCGACAGTTGCAGGAATTCCAACAGGTGATCGTGTCGTCGTTCTGAAAATCACAAAATCGGGCGCACACGGAATTGCTGAATACCGTAAGTCTACGGACGGAGGCGAAAACTTTTCATCTCCGATCATTACACCCGCTTCCGGTTCTCCAATTTCCCTCGACGTTGGGGTTACTGCAACTTTCGTAAATGCTTCCACTCCAACGAACACATTTGTGTTGGGCGATATGTATACGTTTACCATTTCCGGACCAACTGCATCCACCGCGTCCCGACTTGCCGCGATCGAAGTTCTAAAAAGAGAATATCGATCCTACTGGATTCATGTTCTCGGTCCTGCAACGCGAGCCTTCGCTATGTCGTGTAACGCGATTTTGGAAGAGATGGAAACCGAACATCATCTTCCTTCGTTTATCATTTTAGAAACAAGAAGTAAAAATCCATCGGAAACAATTCCAGAGTATTTCCAATACATCCAAGATGAGTTTGACCCTTTTGCTTCTCCAAAAGGAAGAGTTATAATTTCTGTCGGAGAAGCTCGTTACATTCCGGGTGGAGTCAACGCCGCTGGTGGATTTTCTGCAGTGAAAGCAGCCGGTAACACGATGGGATGGAGGAACTTTGCAACAATGGCAACCGCAAAAATTGCGGCCGCTCCCGTGAACGTTTCGATCGGTTATGTAAAGGATATGCGGTCTTTGACCTTCTCCGAAATCCGTTACTGGAACGAAGGATATCGGGACTATATGGATCTGTTGCACGACATGGGTCTCATGGTTCTGAAAGAATATGACGACTACGAGGGAATCTTCGTCGCAAGAGATAAGATCAAAGCGTCCAGCTCATCCGACTTCAAAGAACTTCCAGAACGAAGGCGCGCGGACAAAATGCACCGAATTCTTTACCGCGAGTCACTTCAATTCTTAAACATGGATTCGGAAGTGGATTCCGGTTCCGGCGGTCTCGACTACCTCAAAACCTACATCGATTCCAAGATCGCCGCAGAGATGGAAGCCCCAGGTAGAAAAGAAATTTCCGGTCACGAAATCGTATTAGATCCCAACAAGACGTTTAAAGTGGACCGAATTCTTAGAGCCAAATGTAGAATGTTTGTAAGCAACCGAACTCAAGCGATCGAATGGGAAACTTCTTTCGCAACACCAAAATAGGAGATAGAAAATGGCATTAGAAGTAGTTAAGGAAAATTACAGTTTCACCGGCCTTGAATTTAAACTGTTCGGTTACGACATGGTGAATTTTTCTTCGTTTAAATTCGAACACGCGGTAGAGATCGAACTTACTTACGGAAAATCCGGTGAGATAGTAGGATATACCACCAAAAATTACAAACGATCTCTGAGTGCAGAGATCAATTTCGAAGAATTGGATCGTTTGGTTTTGCTCGCGGCTCCTTACGGTGGATTGATCGAAAAACTTCCACCGGCACCACTTACAGCGGTTTTGAAAGCGGAAGGAAGACCCGATTTCAAATATATAGCACCAGCCGTTAAAATTACCAAATACAACGCGGATATAAAATCAGGAAATTCAGGTGCGATCGCGGTTCCTTTGGAACTTGCACTCCTTTCGATTCCGGTTATCACGTTCGCATAACAAAAAAGAAAACTACTGAGTCGTTTCAAAAATTTAGAATATAAGGAAAATAACATGAACCCATTAGTAAGCTCAATCCCCGTGCTCAAAGAAGCGTTTGAAAAACTTCCTCAACCTTACGCCACTATCGACGAAGATTTCCTTTCGAATCACAAAGACATAATCGAAAAAATGAAAGAGCAGTTTTTGGATAAAGGCGGGATCCATCTTCTTGATGTAGGTGAAGAAAGAAAAATCATCTGTCGCGTTCCCAACAAATCGCAAGTAGATGAAGCACTTGAAAAAGCCAGAAAAGAAAAACAAACCGACGTCGCCCAAAGACTTGTTGGGCAATGTTGTCTTTATCCAAGTTTCGAGGTCGTAAACAGTTGGGCGCAAGAATCTCCAGGAATTTTCATCCCACTTAGTAACAAACTCATAGAGCTAACAGCAACCACCAAAGAGGTGACGGCAAAAAAGCTCTAAACGACCGTCTTCGTGAACTTCATCAAGGGAATGGAATACTTGAAATTCTTAATATGTATTACTTTCCCGGTAGAAAAATTGAATATCCAGAAGACGGCGACGAAAGAGAAAAATACGAAATCCATCTGGCTGCAGAGTTGGAATGGATTCGAGAAATTGAAATCAATATGATGGCCCGCGCAATTGTAAAAGCGTTTAGCGGAGATTAAGGAAGGAGGTAGAGGATCATGGAAAGCTCATTGTTCGAACTTGGTGTAGTGATTACTCTACGCGACTTAGCTTCTAACAAGCTCAACGAGATCAACGACAAGTGGGACACCATGCGTAAAAAACTTGGCGAAACTCATGGTGAAGTGGTGAAAATGGAAGGAGCGATCAACAATATTAAGATGGGTGGCGTTCTCCTTGGCGTAGGTCTTGCCGCTGCTTCGCTCACGATGAACCTTGCTGCTTCTCGAATGGAAACCTCCAAACTGGAGGGAAATCTCAAGTCTCTCGGATTAACTTCGAAAGAAGTTGATAATATTACCAAATCAGCATATTCCATGTCTTCCGCGATGGGAGAAGGCACAGATAATATTTTGGAAGGTGTCTACGATATAAAATCGGCGGTGAACGATTTAAACGGAACCGAACTTGTTGGTTTTACTCAAAGCATTCTCGATACAACAATCGCTACAAAAGGAAACTTCGGAGAACTTTCAAAACTCTTCGGGATGGCGTATCATCAGTTTAAACACTTGTATTCCGATATGGACAATGTCCAGTTCGGAAAGAATTTGGCAAATGACATCGCCTGGGCTTCGAACGTTTACCGTGCTGACGGGAATTCAATTCAGCAAGCGATGGAGTCTATCGGCTCCAAAGCCGCGTCGTTAAAGATTTCTCTTGAGGAGCAAAGCGCGGTGCTTGGAACACTCTTAAATTCAATGCAGCCGGGTCCGGCGGGAACTACATTCCGCGCGTTCCTCACAAATCTCGGAGAAGGTTTTTCAAAGCTCGGATTAAACGCTTATCAAGCAGACGGCAAACTCAAAAACACAGCAGACCTTTTGGGAGAGATAAAGAAGAAATTTGGAGATTCTTTGGATCTAAAAGAATCCGACGTAATCAAGAAAGCCTTTGGTACCGATGAGGCCGTCCAGTTTATCAATACTCTCTTACCAAAAACAGACGCATTAGGAAAGGATATCAAAACGATCGTTGACTTAAGTAAGAATCAAGACTATCACTTTCTCGATATTGCAAAACAGGCGAATCTTGAATCCCTTCCAATGCAAATGAAACGTGCTTCAGAAGGTTGGGAAAACTTTAATAAAATCCTTGGAAAAGGAATCGAAGATTCCGGTCTCAAAAAAGTCTTTTCGATTTTTGCGGATGGAATTCCCGTCTTAAACGATTTTCTCGCACAACACCCGAAGATCGCGGAATTTGCCGGAACGTTTCTTATGCTCACAACAGCCGCTTCTCTTGGAGCCGGCGCGTTTCTTCTTTTGAAAGGGGCCTGGACAGCGTTCTCCGTTGCAATGAATCTCGGGCTTGTTTCGAATCCACTTGGATGGATTGTAATTGGTGTCGTGGCCGCGATCGCGGGAATCGCTTTGCTTATTACTTATTGGGATGAAATTAAAACAGCGGCGGTTTCCGCATGGACTTGGATCACAGAAACGTGGGCGGGACTCGGAGGGTTTGTCAAACTCCTTATAGCTTGGTTTCTTCCTTTTATCGGTATTCCGCTCTTGATTCATGAAAACTGGTCCACGATCAAGGATTTTCTTTTCGGTATTTGGGCTGGGTTCGTTTTAGCGGGTGCACAGATTAAATCGATGTGGAACGATTCTCCTTCTTGGGTGAAAGGTCTTGCCTATGGTCTCGCTTTACTTACGTTACCCGTAACTTGGATGATAGCTGTTCCGGCTTTGATCATTTCTTACTGGGATACACTTAAGAATTTCGTAACCGGATTTACGTCTCAAGTCTTAGAGGCGTTTAACTCACTTCCGTATGGAGTTAAAGAAGCTCTAATATTAGCGTTTGTGAATCCGTTCCTTGGTCTTGGAAGTTTAATCTGGTCCGCAATCAGCAATGTTATAGGGAACATCCGAAATCGTATGAAAGAATCCGGATTGAGTCTTTTTAATGCGTTTGGTCTCGGAATCTTAGATTCAATTAGTGATTTAAAAACTACAGTGAATAACGTGATGGGCGTGATTGCTCGTTTTTTACCACACTCGAACGCCGATGAAGGGCCGTTGTCGAATTTAACCGGAAATGGAGCTGCGTTTGTGGATACGTTTGCCCTGGGGATGAAACAACGAAAGGCAACTCTTGGATTGGTATTAACCGAAGTGACATCTGGATTTGAATCTGGTTGGGGAACGATGAAAAAGAGTGGAATCGCTTTGGTAGAAACATTTGCGACTGGAATTAAATCTAACGTTGACAAAGCCTATGATGCAGTAATAAATGTTGCTGAAAAAATTAGACGCCCTCTACCCAACTCAGATGCGAAAGAAGGCCCTTTATCCACGTTAACAAAATCCGGTCGAGCTACCGTATCCACTTTCATTTCCGGTATCGAAACCGAAACTCCACGATTAAAACCGGTGATGCAAAGATTCAATGATGCTATGTTACCCGAAAAAGGAATTATCCGTAGACTCAAAGAATCAGAAGAAGATGAAGGTATACTTTCCGGAAAGAAAGGCTCTTCAATCAATATAGGTAGCCTGATTGGTCAATTGGTTATGAACGGCAATGGTAGAGAAAACAAACGTCAAATCGGAGAGATTTTAGCGGATGCTCTCTTTGATGAACTCGATCGATATGAAGAGGTTCCAGCATGATCGGAGGAATTACACCACCCATTGCACCGGCCGGTTATATTCCTCCAGAGATCATTACTGGGGATACGGATCGGCTTCTTATCAACGATTACGAATTTCCGTCTGCAACTAAGATTACTTGCAGACAAGAAAAACGAATCCAGTTCACGCCCATTCCTGGTAAGAAAGGAACGATAAAGGAACTTACTGGATATGACGACTGGAATATAACGGTTGAGTTTACAGTTCTTGCTGCTGTTTACGGTGCCGGTCTTCTTGCCGCTCCCTCAAATCCTTTTGTTAAAACAATGATCCAGAAGATGAAGGAACTCAGAGATATTTGGGAAAGTAAAGAAACGTTGTCTGTCACACACGCGATGTTAAAAGCGTACGGTATTAAGAATGTAGTTTGTAAATCATTCCAAATTCCAAACTCACCAATTCAATACAATCAACCGATTACGATTGTATTCGTTTCCGATGAAGAATTTGATTTGGATCTTGCGTCTTTGGATGCAAAAAGTTCAATCGTGGAGTCCACGTTATGAGTTCATTCTACATATTAAAATCCAGTGATACATTACAAAGATTATCTTCTCGCTTTTTTGGGAACTGGGAGTTATGGAAGCTAATCTTAGATAACAATCCACACATTCTTGACTGGAGAAATTTGGAAGCTGGAATTCAAATTGAGATTCCAGATCCAAGAACGGAAGATGTTTTTCATACAATCGAATCCGGTGATACCTACGAATCTTTGAGTCTTCTTTATTATGGCACCGAACATTTTTCCGGAAGAATCAGACAAGATAACGATAATATCCAGCCGTACGAAAAAACTGGAATGAATCTGTTCATTTCTGCGTTGGTTTCCAAAAACGATCTTTTGAATGCAAGAAAAAGGTTATCTTAGTGTTTGTCTTAGATCAAGAACTGAATATTGGAGGGATAAAATTTCCCGCTGTGACCGAAGTCATTTTAGAATCTTCTCGTGAAATACCAACCGATATTCTAATCATAAAGCTACCCAAATACAAGAATCTAAAAAAAGAGACGATTCGGAAATATTCGAAAGTAACTTGGAAAGCAGGATATACTCAATACGGATTGATTTCTGAGTTTAACGGGTATGTCTTAGAGGTAAGTCCGACAGTTCCACTGGAACTTAAATGTGTGGATCCGTTTTTCTTTTGCCAAAGAAAAAAGATGACAAAGAATTATCACAACGAATCTTTATTATCATTTTTGAATGATTGTATCCATCCTCAAATTAAATCCGATATAACAATTTTAGTTAGAGATCCAGACATTAAGAATATTGTAAGTATCAATTGTGCAAATAAATCCGCTCGATATGCGCTTTCAGAATTAAAAAAGATCTGTGGAGTTGATGTGTTTTTTCATGACTGGAAATTGATCATACAGAAGGCATTCGTTCATCCAAATCTTTTTTCAAAATCAAAGGACAAGAAGGTGGTCAAAAGTCAGAAACAATCTGGATCAGGTTCCACAAATCCTTCCGGATCGTTTCCAATTTTTCGTTTTGGTCAAAACATTATTCAAGAAGAACTTACTCCAAGAGAGAAGAAAGAAATCAAAGTTATTGTTCGTGGAGAGGATCCAAAGACCGGCACTACTTACCAAGGAAGTTATGGAAACGGAGAGTCGTTATATTTTGAAGTCGATGGACTGGATAGCGGTGGGGCCACGAAAAGAGCACAAGAATTATTTTTAGAACACTGCGGGTCTGGTTTTAACGGAAAATTTCTTACATTCGGCTATCCTTCCGTAACTCATTCTCAAGTCATTGACATTCAGGATCCGGAAGATTCTTCCCGCTCTGCAAAAACATTTGTAAATAGAGTGATTAAAACCTTTAACATAAACGGATACAAACAAGAAATTTATCCCGGCTTCTTTTATGAACCTCCAAAAAATGGATCTGCAAAACCGGCTAAGAACGAAAGTAAATTCCGAAACGACTATATAGGTCCACAGCCATGACGGAAGACAAAACAATAATCTCTGCAATCGTTCGCGCCTGGAAAATCGGCTTCCCAATGTTTTTTCCAAAATCTGGAACGGTCGAATCTGTAAACAAGACCATGAAAACCTTGAAAGTAAAAATCAAAGATGATTTTATTTCCGATGTCACTTGGACAGAACCGGTAGTTCCTATGGTAGGATCCAAATGTTTACTTGTAGCTCGTGAAAACATGTCGGAAAGATATACGGCTTTCGCGTTCGAAAAAATCGATTCCATAAAAACGAAAGTGGCCGATCAAGTGGAGATTGAATTTTCAGAATTTAAGGCTTTCGTAAATTACAAAAATCTGATTAAAGTTACGATTGATGAAACTGGTCTTACGCTCGATCTCGGTGTGAATAAACTCAAAATCAAAGGCGACATCGATCAAGAAGGAAATTTCAAAACCTCGGGTAAGATAGATGCAAAACAAGAAATCACTGCTTTCGCGCAAACACCGGCGTCCGTTGGTCTGTCAACTCACTTGACCGATTATACCGACACACCGGTCGGCCCTTCTGTTACTTTTAAACCAAAGGCGGGAACCTAATATGTTTGATTTTAGAAATGATTCAGATCACTTCGGAGACTTGGTATTAGATCCCGCAAACGATGATTTTCAAATTGACTCGGATTCCATACGGATTGTTCTTTCGGAAATTCGGGAAATGTTCGAAATGCAAGTCGCTGACGATATTGATTTCCCGGAAATCTTTTCGAAACAGAGAGTTGTTATGAACTCTTCGGAATATGCAGATCAGGCGGCCAGACTCCGAGACGCGGAAAGAATTCTCTGTTTACATCCTTTTATTGAAACTTCCAGCTTAAATGTAGATCTAAATTCTGAGAATAATTTGGTTGTAAGTTTTAGATTGACGACCGGAGAATCGGTTAATAGACTTTTAATGAGGTAAACGATGTATAAAATTTTGATACTGCTTTTGATTCCAAATTTCGCATATTCAGAAAGTGCGGTATCGGATTGTACGTTCAAAGGTAAAAAACTTTTCGGACGAATTCAATTCGTTTCCTCCATGCCTGACATTCGCGTCCGATCTGTAAGTTCTGCTTCCGATCTTCGCGTTCAAACTGTAACTCATACCCCCTCTCAATGTGGCGAATGGCAAATTGTAAAATCTTTTCCGGATTTTCGTGTACAGATAGACGCAAACGCCACCGATTTTACAATTCAATTTGTAGATTCATTTCCTGGGGTTGGGCCGTGAACCTAAACGTAACGAAGGATCAAGTTCTTTCCGATCATATTCAGACGATTAAGTCCTCTGGTGTTTTTAAAAATCACGCTTTCAGTCCTCTATCAAAAACTTTCTCTCTTGTAAGAGCTGTTGCTAACGCGGTTTTTCTTTTCATTGATTCGGATTTAGTTTCGATTCAAAAAGCAATTCATCCACATACAGCGGAAGAGCAAGATCTCCACGAACATTTGATTCGTAGAGGAATGCAGTGGAAGCCTTCACTTCCCGCAATCATTAAGGTTCGTATAGGATCTTCAACACAACCAATGATTGATAGAGATATTCCTCAAGCACTCATTCTCACCACACTTGGAAATGAAGCGCAACGTGTTCGATTCTTCATCAAGGACGCCGTAAAACTTCCGGCTGGAATTGTAGCGGATGCACAAGGTAAGTTTACCGTAGAAGCCTTCGCACAATGCACAGTTGACGGTCCGATCGGGAATGTAGTTCCCGGTTCTATTGCAAATATTGAGAGTCCTCCAGAGGGGATCAATTACGTGATCAATTTAGAATCGGATCCAGTTCAACAAGGCCAGTTTAGAGAAACAATCACTTCTGTACGTGCAAGATTAAAAACTGCGGAAGGAGTTTCTTCTAAATGGACACCTGCTTGGTATCTTTCCGAGGCTGAAAGTTTTGCATTTGTAAAACGAGCAATTTTCAAAAGTGCAAAACTCTTAGGGACCGATGGAGAGGTTAAGATTCTTTTACAAGGATCTGTTGGAACCTTGTCTTCTTCTCAACTGAATCAGATCAAAGCTCATTTCGATGCAGAAGAAAACGATCCTGGTGGAGTTGCTCATGTTCTAGTTGATAATATTAATGAAACGGTAATCAATAAAATTGTCACAGTAAAATTTTCTTCTGCAGATAAAATTCCTTCTCAAAATATTCTTGATCAGATAAAAGATGAATTTTTCCTTTCATTGACAGAAGGTCAGGACTTTATTGACACTCAACTCAAAAGCTTGTATCAGGCTCTTCCAAATTGTATTGATGTCGATATTAATCTCCCTGGAAACGTTGACGTTCCGGCTGGGTCTCTTGCAAGTGCTGGACCAAGCTTTCAAGTTTTAGGAACAGTTTATGTCTGACCGATTCTCTTTTGATTTCGATTCCTATGTCTGGAAGAATTTAAGATCTCTGATTAAAAAACAGGGCACCTCAAGTCTTTGGTATAGAGGATTAAAATCGATTCTTTCTATTTTAGACGAGAGAGCTTCTCGTCTGAATTGGTTATACCGTCAATTTTGGCTCGAAACTTCCGACACGTTAGGTCTCTCTTTGTGGGGAGTTCGTTACGGTATAGACAAACGTCCTGGTGAATCAGATGAGTCTTACCGAACTCGATTACTTCTCGCAAAACTATTCAAACTTTCTATTCCAACCGTTGCAACGAAACGCCAGGTGATTCAATACGCAACTTCTCTTCCAGCGGATCAAATTTCTTACATAAAACTCTATACTTCCGAAGAAGGAAAATCCGGTTTTAAAATGGGATCTGAGGTGGATCGTAAAATGATCCCACGAAAGTATATTCTGCATCGTTATCGTTTTCTCTTCCCGAAACTTTCCGATTCTTTTGATAGAAACGGCTTGAGTAAAGCGGTAGATGCCGTCAACGTGGGCGGAAATGTTCCCGAACTTTGGGAAGATCAAGGAGAGTTCGAACCGTTTGTTATGGGAGGAACTCTTACGGGAAAGTTTCAATCTCGCAGATCCGATAAGATTCGCGAGTTCGCAATCTATTAAAGAAAAAGAGTGTGTAACACACCATATTACTTAATCGCTCCTTCTTAGGAGCATCATGGAAAAGGTATTCGTCTACTCAATCGATTCGATAAAAGAATTTCCGGTCGAACGTTTAGACTCGATTAATCTTGAAGTCGAGTTATTCAATCGTGAAAAATCTGAAGATAAACAAAAGCGAATTCATCGCGGAACAATTTTTCCTCCAGAAGGATTCAAATTTGAAGGAGGAATTCTTAAAGAATTTTCCCTTTCCGAAAAAGCCGATCGAGGTTTATTCAATGTTCCCCCCGATAAGAAAATCGAAAATGATCAACTCGTTCCAAAAACTACATTAGAACTTTTGAAATCCGGGCTTCTCACCATTTCAAATTATAAAACTCAAAAGATCGCTTTAATCAATTCGAAATTCGATGATGCTCTTGAAACCGTCCTTTCACGTTATCCGAAACATGAACCAATTTCATGGCCGGTGTTACGCGAACAAGCAAACGTATGGTTGATTGCTTCCACCGAAGCAAAAACCACTCTCAAAGCTCAATTCAAAGCTCTTGTAAGTGAAGCAAAGTCCGATTCCAACGAAGATATTTCAGAACTTGCGGAAACCGTTTCCACGAAGGCCGCAAAATATGAATCGTTTTCTGGAACTTGTAAACGAATCAAAAAGGATCTGATTTCCCAAATTGAGAACAACACTAAGACGAATGTTTCGGTTCTTTACGACGAAATCGAAGCGATCCAAATCGTTTTCCCTTCTTATGACGAGGTGACAAATGGATAAACTCGCAGGTATTACTTTTCCAACAGTGGGAAAAAGAGTTTTCCCAGAAGATTGGATTCACGAACAAGAATCAAAATCGGATGCAATTATAAAACGTGACATGGATGCGTTTGGCGCGGGGATTGATTCCGGCGGAACCATCGTTGTCGGCTCCGGAGCGAATCATGTAGATCTCACTGATACACTCATTGCCTATGATGAATTTGGAAAGAGAGTTTGCGTTCCAGCAACCGCGAACATCGTAGTTCCGAATAACGTAACTTTTACTCTCGTTGTTCGTCATAAGTTTCAAGAAACTCAATATGATAGTCCTTCGAATATGCCTTCCGACGGTCCGATCATTTGGCGTGACGATTCTTACGAATTTATTTGTCGCCAAGGTTCTGTCGTAACTGGTGATATTCTACTTCGATTGATTACAACAAACGGTTCCGGCGCGGTTACATTAGGATCAGATTTGAGAGTTTGGAGAGGGTTAAAAGGAAATCGAATCAAAGACAGTGAAATTACTGAGTCAAAACTAGCAACCTCTGTGAAAACCGGACTTATTACGGATCTCCACGCGGATATCGTGACTGGGATAAACCCAGATACAAATAACCCTTTGAAGTTTGTAAAGGGAATCAATCAAGTTTATCTATTCTTTAAAAACTTTCTCGACGTAACTTTTAAACAGGAAAAGAAATTCGTTGGTGAAATGTTTTGGATGGATGATATTCGAACTCCTTCTACGGATTTTCCCGCCTTTTGTTTGGCTTCCCCGGATCAGTTGATCAATTCCAGTGGAGCGGGAGCGATGCCCGATCTTGTCTCGTATTGGTTGAACAAACCATTCCGTTATGATCCACTCGGAACAAATGTGATCGATTTTGATGCAATCAGTTACACAATTTCGAGTAACGTTCTTACTGTGACGTTCGCAAACACGACAGCATGTCAAAAAATGATCGATGCGCTTGTAGAGGATAATCTTGTTCATGGTTCTTTTACGAATTGGATGACTGGAACGCTTCAACAAGCAATTGGTGCGGCTCCTGCAAACGCGACTCTTTCGATCTCAGCTCTTTCTTCCGGAAGTAGAACAATCAGTTTTACCTGTGCAGCCGCGAATTCAAGTGGATCACTTTCTGGAGTTAAAGTTCGTTTTTACAAACATAGATTGCCAGATATTACTATAGGAATGACAATTACGAATCAGGTTCGACATTTTGCGATGCAAGGGCGTGGGTTTGTGTCTGTGATGGATTCAGACAGTGATTGGATCGGTGGTCTGAGGAGAAGGGACCGACTTCAAGGGCATCTACACTCTTCGTCAATAATTCCTAACGGAGCTGGCGGCTTTGGGAACAGCGGTGGCTCTGGCTATGCTTCCGGCGCGCTCGGACAAGTCGGAATTAATGTTGCTGTCGGCTCGCCAATTTTGGACGGAACGAATGGAACTCCTCGCGCAGGAAAAACAACCGATGCACGAGGTCTATCCGCGTTTCCGTATGTGTTTGCAAAAAGGGTTTTGTAAACGTAAAGTTGCTTTAGTTTAGGAGTTAGCGCGCAATGCTGTTTTCAGTGTTGCGCGCAAATACCTACATGTTTAGTTTTTAAGACTAACTACCTTTTAGAATACGAAGGCAGTAAAAGTAATATTTTAATACTATCGCCCAGGCATTATGATAGCAATTTTGATGATTTAAATAAGGAAGGTGATTTGGTTACAATAAATGGGGGCATATTATTCAACAAATATAGCGATAATTTAACTGAGAACGAATTAAAGAATACTGCTAAATTTTTCGTAATAGGCAGTATTAGACTTGTTAAAGCATTCTGAGCCTCGCAAAAATTAAACTAACAGCAAAACAACGTAGGCCTCGCCGCGGAGGAAACTCAAACAACGACAAAACTTTTCTCTACGAGCGGCAGGGATGGAGGCGGAGTCAATAAATTGGGACTGAAGATAATACTTTGTATCACGTTTCTTTTTTAATTTATTGACTGTAGCCGAGAGCCCGGTTTCGGAGAAACAAAAATAAATTAATAATATTGAATACAATTAAACTTTAAAATACAAAAGAATCTTTCTCCGAAAGCCGCCCTATCTACTAATCCCTAGCTACTCGCAACTCGAAAGCGTGTTAGACGATGAGGGGAACACTCTTTCTCAGATGCAGTATCTTCCGTATGGGGAAACTTTTGTGCAACGGGGGGATTTGAACTTTTCTCCTAAGTTTAATTCGCAGGAGTTAGACAGAGAGTCTGGGTTTTATTTTTTCAATGCAAGATTTTATGATCCGGGGATTGCTCGTTTCACCAGTGCGGATACTATCATTGACGGTGAGTTTGATACGCAAGGTTGGAATCGTTTCTCGTATGTGAAAGGAAATCCGATTGGGGCGAAAGATCCGACTGGGCATTGTAGTACTCTTTCCACAGTACCATGTAAAACTCAACTTGAGTTAGGTGGTGGAGGTGTTCCTCCAGTTGGTAGACCAGGATCTTCTTCAGGTGGAGGTAATTCTGCTGGTCTTGGCGCTGCAGCTACTGGTTTATTAGCTAATTTATTAGGTTCAAAAGACGACAAACCAAGCCTTCCTGACAAGCCTCGAAGTACATCGGCTACTCCTTCTGAAGCCAAGGACATGAGTAAAGCCGGACTTGATCCTTTAAACAAATCTGATGTTAAGAATTTTCTTGACAAAGGTAATAAAAGTGGTGTGACTCATGGTGGTAATTCGGGGACAAATAATAAAACAAACGCGTCTCCATTTGAAGCGAAAAATACTTCCACTACATCTGGTTATCGTTATGTAACGAAAGGTGAAGTGCAAGCCATCAAAGATACGGGAATGTTAAGAGGGGTAGAGAAGGTGAAACATATTTTACAAAAGATTTATACAAATCGGGAGCAAAGGCTCAAGAAAGATTATCATTAGACAAGAAACCTACTCACAGAGTTGAATTTGAAATTTCAGGTAAACCTAATTACGAAAAATATGGAAGTAAAGTTGATCCTTTATATGGTCAACCCGGTAAAGGATCTGAATTTATGACAACTGATCCTGTGAAAGTTAAATTAATCAATGTTCAACCTTTAAAATAAAGTTATGGAAGAGAAAAAATACTACATTTCAGTTGGAGAACCTTGGGACTTCGAAGGACCTGACGGAAAGAATAGAATCAATGGACATATATTAAAGATTGTTGATAATGATTGTGTTCTCTTTAAGGCAAACCATACTCTAAGTTTTGATAATATACAAGGTAATATTCTTGTATTATTGTCAAGACATACTGGATATCACTTTGATACATTAAAAACTAATGGATTTTGGACATTTGGTGGAGGTTTATTATTAAAAAAAGATTATGAAAGTATGAATCGGAAAGAATTAGAAAAGAATTCAAAATATGTGATTATAGGTAGTATTAGAAGTTGAATAATGCCGAGTCTTGCAAACTAAAAAAGCAGAGGAATGAAATAACATAAAAGTATAATATCCGTTCTTTCTGCTCCGACTCCTGTTAACGCTGTTGCCAATTCTGCGGTTGCTACGGCTAAAGGCGCCAAAGAAC